GGACCAATGGGTCACCTTGTGTACGACCACGATACAGCAACTCTCTATGAAGCAAACCCAGACAACTTTGATGACATTGAGGACATGTAACAAAATGGATCAACCGGATATTCTGATAGCCGACATTGAAACAGATGGTTTACTCCATCAGATGACCAAAGTGCACTGCATTTCGATTGGCACACTGGATGGCACGGTGACGTGCTACGCCGATCACCCTGACTACCCACCGATCTCACACGGCCTCGCCCGACTACGCACCGCTGATCGTGTTGTATTCCACAACGGCATTGGGTTCGATTACCCAGCCCTCGCGATGATCTACGGTGATGACGTGATGGATCGCCACTTGATCTGGGACAGTCTCATTGTCTCACGTCTAGTCCAGCCCACGGGCAGACGTCACGGCCTTGCGGCATGGGGTGAACAGTTGGGATTCGAAAAGGGAGACCACGACGATTGGTCTCGCTTCACGCCAGAGATGGGGGCGTACTGCGATCAAGACGTCGCCGTAACGACCAAAGTCTATCAGCACCTACAGACGCTGATTGATTACACGCTGGGTGCTGCGATTCAATTGGAGCATGACTTCGCGTGGGTCATCCATCTGCAAGAGCAACACGGGTTTCGCCTAGACGTCGAAGCGGCACAAGCGTTGGCGGTGGAGATGCGTGGCGAGATGGTGGAGATCGAAGCGGAACTGCAAGAAATCTTCCCGCCCATCACGCACGAAAGGTGGAGCGAAAAGACCGGCAAGCGTCTCAAGGATCGTATAGAAATCTTTAATCCTGGAAGCCGTAAGCAGATCGCTGAACGCCTAATCGCTAAGTACAATTGGAAACCCAAAGTCTTCACCCCCGCCGGTAGTCCACAGATCGATGAAGGCGTGTTGTCGATCCTCAAGTACCCAGAAGCAAAAGCACTAAGCAGATACTTCCGGTGCCAGAAGCAACTCTCTCAGATCAGTGAGGGTGACAGCGGGTGGCTCAAGTGTGTCAGCCGTCGGGGTTATGTGCACGGCAAGGTCAATACTATTGGGACAACAACGAATCGCTGCTCACATTTCGGCCCGAACATGGGGCAAATCGATAAGAAAGATCCGAGGATGCGTGAGGTCTGGAAGCCAGACGTTGGTCATCTGTTAGTTGGGATCGACGCAGACGCGCTCGAACTGAGAATGCTTGCCTCGTACCTCGGCTTGTTCGATGAAGGTCGATATCGCGATCAGCTATTACTAGGCGACAAAGACAAAGGCACTGACGTTCATTCGATGACCGGCAAGCTGGTGCAAATCGAAAGTAGGAACGACGTAAAACGTCTGACCTATGCATACCTTTACGGTGCGTCCGATCGCAAACTTTCTGAAATCTTAAAGGACGCTGGCAGTCCGCTAAAAGGTAAGGAAGCACGTAAGCGTATCGGTGAAGGTGTCGTAGGTCTCGGTAAACTTTCAGACATCGTCGTTAAGAAATCCCAGAAGGGCTACATCTTGGGTGTCGATAAGCGTCGTATACCAACCAAGAGTGAACACTCGGCGTTAAACTTTTTGCTCCAATCGTGCGGGGCGATACTTATGAAGAAAGCCGTACAAGTTTTTCATTACGACCTCTGCGTCAGCGAAGGTCTTGTGGTGAACGACCGGCCTGTTGGGTGGCACTACTGCGCCAATGTGCACGACGAAGTCCAACTGTCGTGCGAACCACAACTTGCAGAGACGTTGGGCAAACTCTTCGCCAAAGCAATCACCCTTGCAGGGGAACGATTAGGTCTAAGGTGTCCGACCAGTGGGTCATACGACATCGGCAAATCATGGCTCGAAACACACTAAGGAAATCATATGACTGTTGCGTTAATTGACGCCGATATCATTGCGTATCGGGCAGCTGCAAAAACTATGGACCGCTTCGATGATGTCTTAATCGGAGACCCAAAGACCGCGATCCGTGAGGCTGACTTGTTGGTCGAACACTGGACACGGGTAGTTAAACCAAACAAAATCATCATGTGCTGGTCGTGTCCATCACGGGTGTACTTTCGTCACGACATCTACCCCGAATACAAAGGGAACCGCAAAGGTTCTGAAAGCCCACCGGCACTCAGTGCGGTCATTGAGTACCTAAAAGACAAACATCAGTCGGTCCACTTCGCCGGTCTTGAAGCCGACGATGTGTTGGGAATTCTCAGTGGTCATCCCGACCTTACGAACCCTGTCGTGATCAGTATCGACAAGGACATGCACACGCTGCCCACCAAGTTTTTCAACCCCGACCGCATGACCAGACCACTGAGGACTAACAGAGGTATGGCTGACCGGTTGATCTACAAGCAAGCCCTCACAGGCGACAGCGTAGACAACTACCGAGGCATTCCAGGGATTGGCCCAGCGAAGGCCGAGAAGATACTCGACAGCGGCAGTCAACAAAACCTTTGGCAGTCCACCGTCGCAGCGTTTGTCGATAACCGACTGACCACAAAATACGCAATCACCATGATGCAACTCGCACGGATATTGCGGTTCGAAGATTACAATTACACTACGGGAGAAGTAAAATTATGGCATCCGACAGAAACGATCTGGCACAAACCATCAGCCCAGCGCACTACAAGTTCAGAAACGGCATCGAAACCATCGATTACTCTCTTGCAGTCTGCGAGAAACTCAAAGGCAACGAAGCGGTCTGCGTCAGCAACGTCATCAAATACGTCAGCCGATACGCCACCAAAGGCAGACCGGAAGCGGACCTCCAAAAAGCGCAGTGGTATCTCCAGAGGCTCATCAAAGAGTTCAACAAAGGGCGTGAGCAATGACTAAGATCGCACTGGATAAACTGTTGAATCGCGAAGAAACCTATAAGGAATTCGCAGAAGCTGCACGGCACCCGTTGAACGTCGAGTTCACCAAAGCTGAATGCTACAAGCGTTTCAAGTTTTTGGCTGAAGAAGTCGATGAGGTTCTCGACGCAATCGACAAGATGGACGACGTTGATTTTGAACCAGTGACAGTCGAGCAAGCCATCGAACTGAAGGCTCACCTACTGAAAGAACTTGCTGACGTTCAGTACACCCTCAGTGGGTTTGCCGCCACGTTTGGTCTCAATCTGTCGAAGGCATACGAGCGGGTTCACGCATCGAACATGACGAAGTTCAGTGACGATGGTGCTGTCTATAGTGCCAACGGCAAAGTCTTGAAGCCAACCACATATCGCCCACCATATTTAGAGGACATCCTATGAGATCACCATCGACACGCGCACAGATTATCACGCGCAGAACATACAACCGTCCACTAAACGATGAAGGCACGAAGTTCGAAAGCTGGGAACAAACCGTTGATCGTGTGATCGACCATCAGGGCTGGCTCTGGTGTCGTGCGGCTGGGGCTAAAGAAGTCACCAACGTGATGCACAACGAACTCGCCGTACTAAAAAGCTTAATGATGGATCGCAAGGTGTCAATGAGTGGACGGACGCTTTGGCTCGGTGGCACAGAGATCAGCAAGCGTCGTGAAGCATCGATGTTTAACTGTTCGTTTACCCACGCCAAAACTGTCAGTGACCTTGTCGATATCTTGTGGCTCTTACTGCAAGGCGCTGGTGTCGGCTTTGTACCAAAAGCTGGCACATTGAATGGCTTCACGAAACCCATGAACGTCGAGGTCAAACGGTCCAAGCGTAAAGCTAAAGGCGGCTGTGACCACAACGTCGAGCGGTGGGATGAAGACAAAAAGGTCTGGTCGATTGCTGTTGGTGACTCTGCAGAGGCATGGGCTAAAGCTGTTGGCAAGCTGATGGCCGGTAAGTATCCAGCGGACACTCTCGTTCTTGACTTTAGTCAAATACGCCCAGCCGGTGATCGCTTGGCAGGGTACGGTTGGATATCATCGGGTGACGCTGCGATTGCCAAAGCGTTCACAGCTATCGCGACGATCATGTCTAAACGTGCCGGTCAGTTACTGAAGAAGATGGACATTCTGGATATCGTCAACTGGTTAGGCACAGTTTTGTCGAGCCGTCGCAGCGCAGAGATCGCGTTGGTCGAGTACGGATCAGCCGAGTGGGAAGAGTTCGCCACGGCAAAGAACGAATACTGGGTGGACAATCCACAACGAGCGCAGTCGAACAACTCGCTGATCTTTAATCAGAAGCCAAGCCGCAAAGAACTCTCATCGATCTTTCAGTTGATGATCGACAGCGGCGGGTCGGAGCCAGGATTTATCAACGGTGAAGCAGCAAGAGCGAGGGCACCTTGGTTCGACGGATGCAACCCGTGCGCGGAGATTTTACTTTCTGACAAAAGCGTATGCAATCTATGCGAGATCGACGTTAGTAAATTCGTAGGTGATACCAATGGTTTACACCACGCTGCAAAGATCGTCGCCCGTGCTAACTATCGGCAAACGTGTGTGAACTTTAACGACGGCATCTTGCAGGAAGCGTGGCAACAGAACAATGACTTCTTGCGGTTGTGCGGTGTGGGACTAACAGGCATCGTCAGTGGTCATCTGTCGGCTTACGATCTGAAGTCACTTAGAAACATCGTGGTCCAAGCTGCTTACAGTATGTCAGACGAACTGGGTACACCACGTCCCAAGAATGTCACGACGGTCAAACCAAGTGGAACTCTCAGCAAAATCATGGATTGTCCAGAAGGTGTACACAAACCGCTCGGTCGTTACATCTTTAACAACGTCAACTTTTCGAAACACGACCCGATCTTGGGGATGCTTGAAGCTGCAAACTACAAGGTCATCCCGAACCCGCTGGACCCTGACGCAGTCTTGGTGACCTTTCCGGTCGAGTGGAAAGACCTCAAGTTCGACAGCGTTGATGGCAAACAGGTCAATCTCGAAAGTGCTATCGACCAGCTACGACGCTACAAGATGCTAATGGAACATTACGTCGAACAGAACTGTTCCGTCACGATCTCGTATGACCCAAGCGAGGCTGACGGTATTGTCGATTGGTTACTTGCGAACTGGGACTCATACGTTGGGGTATCGTTTATCTACCGGACCGATCCGTCGAAGACGGCAGAGGACTTGGGATACAAGTACCTACCACAAGAGGTCGTAAGTGCTGAGACGTTCTATGAGTACAACGACAAGTTACTACCGGTAGACATCGAACTGTACAACACGCTCGAAGAACTAATGGACGATGAATGTGCCACTGGCGCATGTCCAATACGGTGAACGACATGATTGATCGTGACATCCATGCGACGCTGCAAGAACTTTATGAAATCACAAAGAAAAATGCAGAGCGTCTCGAACAGGAATCGAAAGACCTAGACGAGAAACTGAAGCGGACTGAAGCGCAACTCAAGCTGTGGAAAGGAACCGGCCCATGATGAATCTTGTGGGCTGTAATGTGTGTGGCAATCACGCGACTAAAGTAGTCTTCACGTCGCAAGTAATCCGTAACGACGTTTATTACACCCGCCGCAAACGACAGTGTCCGATCTGTAAGGCCAGCTATCGGACACAAGAGGTTCTCGAAGAGAATTTCGAGCGGTGGAACCAAAAGGAGACTTCTGCCAATGGATGACTTACCGCTAGAAACACTCAAGTTTATCGAAGCGTTGGACAAACATCATCCCCGTCGATGCATACAGTTCGATGAGGATGTCATCTTGGCGCATCGTTACGCAGCCGTCCGTGAATTCATCGACGGGCTTGTTCTGATTAAAGAAGACTATGAGGCCGGTGAATGATCAGACCCATGACACATAACGATCTGCCGGTCGTGATGGCTCTTGCTGCTTTGATGCACTTTGAGTCACCACGCTTCAGTCAGTACTATTTCGACCACGAAAAGGTCAAACAACTATTACGCACCGCTATCGATAATCCAAAAGATTACTGTGCGTTGGTCTGTACGAATAACGACGTTGTGGTCGGTGGTTTCCTTGGGACCGCCTACTCCCAGTGGTTCTCCAAGGATCGTGTCGCGGCTGATCTCGCTTTGTTTGTCCAACAAGACAAGCGCGGCGGGATCGCTGCGATGCGTTTAATCAAGGCATACGAAGCGTGGGCCAAAGACATTGGTGTCCGAACGATCAGTCTCGGCGTCAGCACCGGTGTGCACCACGACCGTACCCTTGCGCTCTACGAAACTATGGGCTTCGAAGAACCGTCCGTCGCTCTACAAAAAAGGCTTACATAATGTGCTTTCCTAAAAGTCCACCCGCGCCAGCCCCCGCTCCTCCGCCTCCTGCGCCGCCACCGGAACTAAAAGCCCCGACCGCACCTACGCCCAGCGCGGCAATTCTGCCTGATTCACAGGCGTATACGACGGCGAAGTCCAACAAAAAAAAGGGCAAGTCCATTCGCAGCAATCTCAGAATTGAACTGGGCAGCGGTAGTGCCGCACGGTCAGTTGGCACTGGGATCAACACGAACCAATAAAGGGTAATACAATGGCAGAAACTGCAAAGGCCCGTTACGCCAAGATGAAGGCGAAGCGCGACCCGTATCTCCGACGCGCTAGGGATTGTGCTGAACTGACCATCCCTTACTTGATGCCCCCAGAGGGACACAACGAACACTCTGTAATGCCTGAGCCTTACCAAGGTCTCGG